AACCAACAGCACTGTAGGTAAAGTTCCTATCAATACTAGCATTACTTGAGTTCTTGAAATGAACTGTAAAGCCAGTTCCAGATATACTTGAAAGCTCAAAATAATCACCCGTAGCCATATTCTGAGGAGAAATATTAACAGAAGGTAAAAAACTATTTAAATTACCGAGTGCAGACGTTCCAACGAAAAATGGTGCCGTAAATGTAACTGCCTTTGCTCCTGCTCCAGATGTTATAACAGATGATTGTTCTGTCCTAGATGGCATCGTTGCTGTATATCCTGCCTGTTGTAAATTCATGTTCTGAGCAACGTCAGAAGTTTCTAAAGTAATTCTAAACTGAAAACCTCTGCCCTTAAATGTTCCATTCGCAAAATCATTAAATGATGTATATGTAGGTGAACTACTGGGATTATCTGTTGTGGTTCTTACTGCTATTTTTGCATTGGCATCATTAGCAACCGTTCCATCAAAATCTGTCCATGTATCAATATTCTCTGTTCTATTGTCAAACTCATCTCCGACATAAAAACCAACTCCTTGAAAATGTCTTTTTAAAACAAGTGAGAATGTACCACCAAGATCAAGAGTATCAACAAAATCATAAGTACCAGTAGCATTTGCAGTCGGATCTGTAAGTTTCAATCCTCCTAGAGATGAGTCGAAAGTAAGATTTGACTTTGTTCCGTTATATGGTGTTCCGTCTGTATCCTCCCTATCTGTTTTAACAGTGATAGAGTCAAGAATATCAACAAGAGAAAGGTTTACAGTAGCTTCTGTTGAGCTAAATCTACCGCCATCATCTTGAAACTTAAGAAGATAAGTTCCAGCCAATGCAGGGGCTATGACCTCTGAAACATTACCTGCCGCAGCTTCAATAATATCTTGTGCTGATTGAAATGTTGCAGCACCACCTGTTTGATTACTATGTCTTACGTAAACACGACCACCATGTAAAACATCAATAGCAGTTGCCTGTTTAAATCTAAGCCTTATGAATTGTTCATTGATAGGTTCAATAGTTAAATTAGTGACATCTTCTGGTAAAGCAGTTTTACCAATCGCTGTAAAAGTAGTTGTGGTGGGGTTGACAGATAATTGTAAAGAAAAATTATAAGAAAAAACTTCAAAAATATATGTTCCTTTTTGAGTATCTAAAAGTTCAAAATCACTACTAAAAACAACTTGTGAAATATAATTATTATTTTCAAATTTATAATTGACCAAATACTGAGTCACTCCCTGTACAGGTTGCCAATCTATGATTAATTTACTTCTGGCAATATTATTAATAACTACTGTTTTTTCTGTGACAGTAAGATTACTTGGAGGTGATACGGGTGCATTTAGTAATGAAACATTTCTAACAGGTAAAGATGTATTATCTTCTATAAAAGCATACTTACCTTCAACATAAGTCAAAGCTGTTATCACATAATTTATATCATCCTGTTCTTCAACTTGTATTACTCTAAATAATTGAGTTTGAAGTGTTGTACTTGAAATAAGATATGGTGCATTAGTATTTGGTGCAGAAGAAAAAGCAGAACTAACTGTTATAACTGCTCCTGTAATGTCAGATATACTTTTAGATTCAATAGTTCCATCGGATAAAACAATACTGATTGTAGGATTATCATTTAAGGCAGGTAAAGTCGTTTCTGATTCCGCATCTATAGTGATTGCAGTTGTTGTCGCAGACACGACACGGCCACCTCTTCTAGCTCCTGCTCTTACTGGATCGTTTACCTCAATTACAGATCCAGGTCTTACAACGACACCAGAATCTATAGAAGTAGTGAAAGTAATAGTTTCAGATTCATTTTGTTCAGCGAAAAGTATTGCACGGCCTAATCTGGCAGCTTGATTACGAGAAGTACAAGCAAATGCTTTCACCTGTTTAACTATCGTTCCAAATTTAGATATAGCTGTCGCATCTTCTACAACTTCAAAATCAATCTCTTTTGAATCCATATTAAAGTAGCTGACAGATATAACAGTATGTCTGGTTTTTAAACTACTTCCAGAATAATTAAAACCACCTTCTCCCACATTTGCCAAGTTAAATAAATAACTTGCTGATGTTGGCTTATCTTGAGATATTGTTATACCACCAGCAGACCATATAGGCATACATCTCATTACACCTGCCAAAGAATTTATCGCTTCAAAAGC